GCGGAGGATTTATTGCTATACGGTTACGGCTACATGCGTATCTTGGAAATCTACGCCGACACATATCGCATTCGCAGTGCAGAACGCATTGATCCTACTCGCGTCACAATTAAAACTAATGACAAGGGAACAGAGATTGAGTATTACTGCGTAGATTCAATTCCAGTGCCATACGAAGGCGTTGGAAGTCTTGCAGTCTTTTACGGCGTAGATGAGGGCATTCTCAATCGTGCCGGTCGCACAATTAAAGCTGGTGCAGAATTAGAACGCGCTGCGACTATGTACGCACGTGAGCCAGTTCCGACTATGGTCTTGAAATCTAACGGCACTGCACTTCCAGCAGATCGCATTGCTAAACTTTTGGAATCTTGGGGACAGGCTCGACGCAATCGTTCTACTGCATTCTTGAACGCCGATGTCGAATTACAAACTTTAGGATTTGATCCGGAGAAGCTGCAACTAAATCAAGCGAGATCTTACGTCGCTACCGAATTGGCCAGAGCAACAGGAATTCCGGCCTACTACGTAGATGCCGAATCTGGATCTAGCATGACTTATTCAAACGCTACTTTGGCGCGTCAGTCTTTGCTGGACTTTTCTCTTCGTCCAATTATGACGGCAATCGAAGAGCGTCTGTCAATGACAGGAATGGCCAATGATTTCGTTCCTGCATCACAGGAAGTCAAGTTCGACCTAGATGATTACTTGCGCGGATCAGCTAAAGAGCGCGCAGACGTATACAAGATTCTCTACGACATCGGAGCTTTAACTTCCGATGAAATCCGACTAGAAGAGGAAATGATCCGATGAAAGAAACAAAGCCAATTCCGATGAATCTAGACTTTTCAATTAAAGTCACGGCAACAGACTTTCCAAAGCGCGAAATCTCTGGCCGCATTGTTACCTGGAACGAAGAAGGCACGACATCAGCCGGATCAACGATGTTTAAGCCTGGCTCTATAAATTTTGCCGACACGACAAAATTGCTTCTTGAGCATCGTCGTGAATCTCCAATCGGCTTTTTAAAATCTTACAAAGTCACCGATGAAGGCATCGATGCGACTTTTGCTATCGGGAACACAACCGCCGGATCTGACAGTTTAGAAGAGGCATCTTCGGGATTACGCGATGGATTTAGCGTGGGCGTAATTGCTGAAAAGTATAAGAATGTAGACGGCGTTCTCGTCGTTAGCTCAAGTTTATTAAAAGAAGTTTCACTTGTCACAGATCCAGCAATTGCCAGTGCGAAGGTTGCGATCGCAGCTAGTGAAACAGAAGATTCTGAATCCAATGTGGAAACAGAAGAAACAACTACCAAAGGAGAAAACGAAGTGGAAACCAATCCAACCGTTACAGAAGCACCAGCCGAAACGGTTGAGGCTTCCAAAGTCGTACAGGCCGAGGCAGCTCGTCCGCTTTATTTCACAAGCCCACGATCACCAATTATCTCTGGTGGTTCATATTTAGAGCACTCAATCAAGGCAACTCTTGGCAACGAAGATTCTCGCCAATACATTAAAGCAGCCGATGATTCATTCTCAACGAATCCAGCTTTTAGCCCAGTTTCTTACGTTCGCGACGTTGCACAGAACACAAACGCAGATCGTCCAGTTATTGAAGCATGCGGTGGAACACGTCCACTGAGCAGCTATGGAATGACAGTGTCGATTCCTAAAATCACTGCTAACTCAACTGCTGCAACAGTGGCAGAAGGCGGAGATCCAACAGGAACAACCGCGATTACTTCAAGCTATGTTGATGCCACAGTCATCAAAAAAATGGGCTTTCAGCGCTATTCCGTCGAGCTCCTTGATAGATCAGATCCGAGCTTCTATGAAATTATGCTTTCTAATTTACGCGATGCCTACGCTCAGGCAACTGATGCTTATGTAATTGCACAAATTATCGCCGGCGGAACAGTAGCAACTGCAACAGATGCAGATTCAGCAGGAATCATCTCATTCGTTTCAACAGAAGCCCCTGCTGCATATACTGCAACAAAGCGCACTGCAAAGTCATTCGTCGGAGGTACCTCCATTTGGAGTTTATTGCTCGGCGCAAAGGATACAACTGGGCGTCCAATTTACAACGCTGGAAATCCGATGAATAATGCAGGATCTGCAACTCCTACAAGTGTTCGCGGAAACGTTCTTGGCTTGGATTTCTATGTTGATCCAAACATGCTTTCCACTTCAATCGATAACTCAGCATTTATTATCGAGCCACGTTCAATCGAAATCTTTGAATCTCCTGCTTTGACTTTGGCCACAAACGTGCCAACGACAGGCGAGATTGAGATTGCACTTTATGGTTACATCGCAGCGCAAGCCGTCTTTGCAGGTGGCCTACGCAAGTTCAACCTAACCTAATCAATCATGGGCTAGGTGCGCTCCCGTATCTAGCCCAGCAGCTCACGAAAGGGAACAGAGATGCCAGCAATCATTACAGTCGCTAGTCTTAGGACAGTGCTTGGCGTCTCTGTTTCTCTTTATTCTGACGCATATCTCGAAGGCATTATCGATTCAGCCGAGCAGGTAATTCTGCCGCTATTGACTGCCAATCAAAACTCAGTGGCCGCCGTATATCTTCAAAACAATGTCGCCTATTACATAACACAGAAGCCAAACACATTCGTCGCTGGTCAAAGTGTCGTGATTACAGGTTGCGTCCCAGCTACATTCAACGGAACACTGACAGTCACTTCAAATTATTATGATCCATTTCCTTACTTACCTTTCGCATATCCGGCTCCATATTTCTACTTCACGGCAGCTATAACAAATAGTGACATCACATTCCGTCCAGTCATTCCTGGCGGCGTGGTTTATCTATCTGGGGCAGACGCGGCCACGCTTTACGCGAATACCGACGCAGTCGAACAGGCGGTCACCATCGTCAGCGTTGAAATATTCCAAAGCGTGGTCGCTCCAGGTGGTCAGATCGAAGGCGTAGATTTCACGCCATCACCTTACAGAATGGGTCGATCACTACAGAATCGCGTCATAGGTTTATTAGGAAATTACATTGACGTCTCCACGATGGCTATGTGATGCCTACGCCAACAACTATTGCGACAAACGTCAGAGGCACTCTTGCGACTGCTCTTGCTGGAGTCGTTGCTTCTGTTTATAGCTCGCCTCCAGAGGCAGTCATTCCTCCAGCTTGCATCATCGTTCCCGATTCGCCCTATTTAGAAACGACAACAATCGGCAAATCTGCGGTACGTGTGAAGATCAATTTTGTGGTTACTGCGGCCGTTGCTTACAACAACACGGCCGGAGCACTGGACAATCTTGAGCAGCTAATTATCAGCATCATCGCAGCGATGCCAACAGGTTACACAGTCGGAGACGTTCAACGTCCGACGATTCAACAGGTCGGCGCGACAAATCTACTAGTGGCGGATCTCTCGGTCAGCACTTACTACACACAACAAACAATCTAAGGAGACAAAGAAATGCCAACAACAATCGTCACGGCGAGAGACCTTATTCTGACAATCGCCACAGTGAACTATGACGCACAAACAACGGCGGCCACGCTAGTTAATGCGCCCGTCATTACTACCTATCAGACACTCGATGGCAAGGCTTATAAGCACATCGATGATCAATGGACTCTTAACCTTGAGCTTCTTGCAGACTGGGGCGTTGCATCATCACTATTCGAAGCGATGTGGACTGCTGCTGACACTGCTCCAAACACAACTTTAGCCGTCTCTTTCACGGCCTCTACTGGCGCAGTATTTACCTGCAACGTCTTTCCAGTATTTCCTTCAGTTGGCGGTACTGCCCCAGAAGCACAGACTGATTCTTGGGCTATGTTAGTCAGTGGCACTCCAGCCGAAACATTTAGTTAAACAACAGAAACGGGAGCACAGAATGAGACTACCAATCACAATCGAATACACGTCAGGCGAGTTCGGCACTTACACGGCACAACCGCCAGAGTGGGCTAAGTGGGAACAAAAGACAGGCAGCACGATTTCGCAAGCGCAGGAGAAGATCGGTATATCTGATCTTCTCTTCCTTGCGTGGAATGCGATGAAACGTGAAGCTGGTGGCAAGCCAATTAAAGGCTATGAAATTTGGTGTGAAACAGTGGCCGACGTGACAGTCGGTGACGTTCTCCCAAAAGTTACGCCGCCGGAAGCGTAAATCGCATACTTGTCGAACTAGCAATAGCGACGGGAATACCGATGAGCGAATGGACGACGGCGGAGCAGATCTACACGGCTTTCGAGATACTGGAGAAACAAAGTGAGCGACAACGTTGAGATTGCCTATGATAAAAAAGATCTTGGCAGAATTAAATCTGCTTTTAAAGCTATGGACGTTGAGGCCACCGATGCAGCTAAAAGGGAATCTTCAGCTTTAGCAGAGTTTGCTCAAGGCAAAATTCAACAAAAAGCCGTAAGTCGAGGCAAAGTCGCAGATCGTATTGCTCAAGGGTCTAAGGTATCGGCTTCTTCTAAGATTGGTGAATTGTCATTTGGCTATACGGCTCAAAAGTTTTCGGGAGGTGTAACTACTCGCGATCTTTGGGGCGGCACAGAATTCGGATCTATTAAATTTAAGCAATTTCCTAATTGGTCAAATTCTAAAGGCTACTTTATTTATCCGACACTCCGTGAAATACAGCCAGACTTGATTGCCAAGTGGGAAAATGCTTTTGACCGAATCTTAAAGGAGTGGTAAATGGCCGGACAATCGCGCACACTCAAGCTTTCGATTCTTGCTGATGTAGATCAACTCAAGAAATCACTGGCGCAAGCTAACGGAGACGTTGATAATTCATCATCAAAGATTGGCGAATTTAGCAAGAAGGCAGGGCTGGCATTTGCAGCGGCCGGAGCTGCTGCTGGGGCTTATGCGATCAAGCTTGCAGTCGATGGAGTCAAGGCCGCGATTGAAGATGAAGCTGCCCAGATACGTCTAGCAACCGCGCTAAAGAATGCAACAGGCGCAACCGATGAAATGATCAAATCGGTCGAACAACAAATTTTAAAAACATCTTTGGCTACGGGTGTCACAGACGATAAACTCCGACCAGCCTTGCAGCGATTATCGCTTTCAACAAACGATGTAACAAAGGCTCAAGATCTTCTTAATCTTGCGCTAGACATCTCACAAGCCACAGGCAAAGGCTTGGACTCAGTAGCCAATGCACTTGGTAAAGCCTACGACGGCAACACGGCAGCTCTTGGCAAGTTAGGCATCGGATTATCTACGGCAGAACTTAAAGCCATGTCATTTGAGGAGACGCAGACCAGGCTTTCAGATCTATTCGGTGGCGCAGCAGCAGCTAACGCCGAGACATTTGCCGGACGCTTGCAGATCCTTAAAGTTACCTTTGATGAAGCCAAAGAGTCAGTCGGTGCAAAACTTCTGCCGATAATTCAGAAACTTGTCGAGTTTGTTGTTAATGAAGTCGTGCCAGCACTTGGCAAGTTCGCAGACTTCTTTAAACCAATTACAGAAGCAATCGCGGCCAACAAAGAAGAATTTACGATATTTATTAACTTCATTCAGAAGTACGTTGTGCCAGTTCTTGTTACAGTTTTAGGCGGAGCATTTAAGGTTGTTGGCGAAATTGCCGGTGGAATTATCAATGTGATTGGCGCGGTTATTTCTGGCCTTAACTCATTGATCTCTAGTGCCGTGGCTGGTATTAACGCACTAATTCGCCTTTATAACTCAGTTCCATTCTTGCCCAATGTGTCTCAAATTTCTGCACCATCAATTAGCGTTCCAAGTGTCTCAATTCCAAAGACGACTACTTCCACAAGTATTCCTACAATCTCGGTTCCTAGCGTTACGGCTTCAACTGGTACAGGATCTACCACAACATCGGCGGCTGGCGTATCGTCGGCGGTTGCCGGAGCTGCTGGCCTTATGGCTGGTTCATTTAATGCTGGTTCATTCCGCGCAGCCGAAGCTGCTTCAATGCCGACGGTAATAAATCTGACAGTAAACGGCGCATTTGATTCTGAAGGAACTGCTCGCACAATTATTAACACGCTAAACGATGGTTTCTACCGCGGCACAGGTGGCGCTACTAACCTGCAACTAGCATGACCCAATGGTCGCCAGTCTGGCGAGTAAAGATAGATGGCACTGACATCACTGACTCAGTCCTAGCCACTTTATCAATTACTTCTGGACGCACTAATATTTATACCCAGGCTCAAGCCGGCTATTGCTCGGTCACTTTGATCATCTTCAATCAAGCTGCATTACCTTACGAAATTAATGACACGATATCAATCGAAGTGCAGGACACATCTTCGGTCTATGTGCCAATCTTTGGCGGATCCGTCGTCGATATCTCCGTAAGCGTGTCTCAGGTTGGCTCTAGCGCTTATACACAGGAAGTCACGATCACGGCTCTAGGAGCCCTTGCAAGGCTTCAAAAGGCTCTTACAGACGGAGTCTTAACTCAGGACTTTGACGGCAATCAGATCGAAACAATCTTAAGCGCAATCTTATTTAATCAGTGGCAACAAGTGCCGGCAGCCTTGCAGTGGAATACTTATGATCCAACGACAACCTGGGCTAACGCCGAAAACAACGGCTATGGAGAAATTGATACACCAGGCAATTATGAGCTTGCTCAAAGAGCATCAAACCGAATCGTCGTTTATGACTTGGTTGCAGCTTTAGCCACTTCTGGACTTGGCTATCTTAGCGAAAACGCTCAGGGGCAAATTTCCTATTCTGATTCCACACATCGCACGACTTACCTTGCGGCCAACGGGTATACGGATCTCACGGCTAATCAAGCTCTAGGGCAAGGAATAACAATTAAGACTCGTGCCGGAGACGTACGCAACGATCTAACAATCAAATATAATACAAACTCGACGAGCGAAGTCAGCGACACAGACCCAGCATCGATAGCCGAATATGGCGACCTTGCTCAAATTATTACGACCACTATAAAACACCAAGCGGACGCCGAAGATCAGGCGGCTTTTTATCTGGCACTGCGAGCCTATCCGCAGCCAATCTTTGACTCAATTACTTACGCCTTGACCAATCCAGAGCTAGACAATGCGGATCGTGACGCACTGATCAATATCTTTATGGGTCAGCCAATCGCACTTAATGACCTGCCTTCCAATATGTCCTCTGGCGTCTTTCAAGGCTTTGTCGAGGGCTTTACTTTTCGAGCTTCTTACAATGAACTTGCCATCACTCTTCTTATGTCTCCATTGGCTTATTCACTGCAAGCCATGCAGTGGAACGATGTGCCAATTAACGAGCAGTGGAATACCGTGTCGCCGACTTTAGAGTGGCAATATGCCACAATAGTCTCATAACGAAAGGAATACAGAATGGCTAATCCAACAACAAACTATGGCTTCGTGTTACCGACGGCCACGGATTTAGTAACCGACTTACCAGCTGACTTTGACGTTGCACTGCAAGGCGTGGATACTCGACTGAAAGCACTGCAACCTGGCACGACTGCCGGCGATCTCTTTTATGCGTCAGCAACTGCCAACACAAACACGCGATTGGGAATTGGCAGCACATCACAGGTTCTTACAGTTACTGGCGGCGTTCCAGCATGGGCAACACCAGGTGGTGGTGGTTCGCTTACACTTTTGGCAAGTGGCACACTTTCTGGATCAAGCGTCAATGTTTCAGGTCTTTCAGGTGCTTACAAAGGTCTTAAGTGCATTGTTCGCGGCTGGCGTCCAACGCAAGACGGCAACAATTTAGAAATGCGATTTAACAATTCAACAACGGCGCAATATCAATACAGCGACCCGACTATTTTTGGTGCAGCTGTGGCATTTAGTGCCTCCGATATGTTTCTTTTGGGTTATTCTGGAGACAATTCCGTTGCGACAAACTTAGGCATTATGGATGTGTGGGATTATGCCAATACTACAACTTGGAAGCTTGCACAATTTTATGCAATCAATGTTGATTCTACAACTACCACTTCTGTAAGATTTAGCCAAAGTCAAAATGCTTGGAATCAAACAAGTGCAATAACCGCCCTGACTTTTGGTGCAGACGGTGGCACTTTTGCAGCTGGCGATTACTACATCTACGGAGTTAATTAACATGACAAATCCAATAATCAAGTTACACAATGCTGAAACAGGCGAAGTCATTGAACGCGAAATGAACGCTGATGAATTAGCACAATGGGAAGCCGACAACATTTTACGCGCTGAACGCAAACAGGCAGCAGCAACAAAGGCGGCTGAAAAGGCTGCGTTGCTTGCCAAATTGGGAATTACTGACGACGAAGCGAAGTTGTTGATGTCGTGACTTATCCTGACGGTACTGCCGCCAAGATCATTGAAGTCGCATTAGCTGAAGTCGGCACCATTGAACAAGGCGACAACCTAACAAAGTACGGCAAATTTACACAGGCCGATGGATTGCCCTGGTGCGGATCTTTCTGTAATTGGGTCTTTCACACTGCCGGCGTAAAGATTCCGTCAATGGTTTCAACCGCTGCCGGTGCTCATAAGATGAAAGAGCTTGGACGCTGGATTGAAGATAAGCCTCAGCTAGGCGATCTATGCTTTATGGACTTTCCACACGATGGCATTGATCGCATCAGCCACATCGGCATTGTTGTCAAGGTCGGCAATACCAGCGTTCTTTGCATTGAAGGCAATACATCAAGCGATGACGATCAGCGCAACGGCGGAATGGTAATGATCAAGCGCCGCT